ATGAAACATATTGGCCCTGTGCTGCTTGTCGTTGCAGCTCTCGCGGGATGTAATTCGAAGCAGGACAACACTAATTCGCAAACCACAACGGCGGCACCTGCCGCGGCCAGTGACACTGCCCCGGCCTCTCAGGTTTCTCCGACGCAAACGACCACCACCGCCCCGCCCGCGCCTCGGCACAATTACGCCATCAATCAGGACGGTACTTATGGTTACGAGCCGGGCCTAAGCGAAGATGATATTCGTGCCGGAAAGACGGCCAAGCCTTTGGTCATGATGCGATACGTCGGCCTTCGCGATGGCACGTACATCCTGCTGTTGATCGACGAAGATAATCCGAATTTCTCGACGCGCGTCGCGTGTCAAGCGCCCTGTGAATTCGCAAAATCGCAGACTATGGCCGGAGATATCGTGGTAAAGACGGAAACCATACGTGTTGCGCCGGGATCCCTGTTGAATGGAATGGTGGAAGATGCCGTAGCCGGGCAACTGATTCCGTTCGGTCAGCGAGCGCCAAGTCAGACCATGAGCCAGGCTGCGGTCGGTGCAGCATCGTCATCGCAAGTGCCGCAACCATCGACCACGACCACACCGGCCACCGACGCTCAGCATGACTCTGCCAACGGCCCCGTCCAGCAAACGAGCTTCGACTGCAGCAAGGCGAAGTCGATTCCAGAGTTTCTGATCTGTCACGATCCGGATTTGGCGGCAGCTGACCGCGATCTCGCCGACACGTATCGTCAGGCCAAGGAGGCCGCGGTAGACAAGACGGCGTTCAATAATAGAACGAGGCGGCAATGGAACTTTCGAGAAAGAAATTGCCGCGACAAAGACTGTCTGATGTCCTGGTATGCATATCAGAAGCGCGTGCTATCCAAGATTGCCCAGACCGGTGACGCGGCCGTTCAAGACAACTAGGACGGCGACCGCCGCGGGGCAAACTCCGCTCGATGAGGGGCGCTGTCTGGGTTCGCCGCGGGTCCCGGGCCCGGTTCGGGTGGCTTGCGTCGGCAGACGCGCGCGGCTTCAACGGCGCGACGAGAAGCGACTGCTCGGCCACGAACCGTCGCCGCCAGTGCACCGCTGCCGCGCGACGGACTCGGCACTGGGAGCCGGCGCACGTATTCGTGACCCGGCAAAGGCGGACCCCAGGCGTTGCGGGATCGGCATGCGTCCGGCGACAGCTGCCCGCCCCTGCGACTTCACATAGCTCGTAACGCGTTACCGCGCGCAATTCCCCATTCGGGAATTCCAAAACAAAAACGGCACTGTCCTTCAGGACAGTGCCGTTTTCAACTACTTGATACCGCTAGGAATTCTTTGGGGTGGCTGATGGGACTCGAACCCACGACAACAGGAATCACAATCCTTGCATATAATCAATACAAATCATAGGCTTACGCAAAAACATTGGAATGTGACGCCATCGCTCACCCTTATCTGGCGTAGACACTTTGCCTCATCTTCCAGAAAAATATGCCTCATTCTGACGTCGCCGGCTCGGCCGCCATATCCTCCGCCGGGTACAGCTGCAGCATCGCGCGCGCCGCCTCAACGTTCGACGTCGTCAGCCATTCCTCCCAGTCTTCCGGCCGCAGGATCACGACTGACCGTTTCTCGTCGCCCGGCCGGTGCATGTGCTTCATGATGGGGTGCTCGTCGCCGTTGACCGTGATCATCGCCATGGTGTGCTGGTCGGTGCCATCCGGGCGCTGCAGCGTGCGCCAGATACCAGCAACGCACAGCGGCCGCCAGCCGGCCAGCCCGATCCGGTACCGCACGTGCTTGCCCGTCTCCCAGTTCGGCTCGTAGATCCACTTCGCCGGAATCAGGCAGCGGCGGCCGGCGCGCCACGCCGGCGCATACAACGGCGACTTCCCGAGGTTGTCGTCGCGCACGTTCATCGTGCTGCGGATGATCGGCGGTTTCTTGCCCTGCTCCTTCGCCTTCTCGACGTTGGCCTTCTGCAGCGCGCGCGGCCAGAAGCCAAAACCGGCGATCAACGGCTTGAACTGCCCGTCGACATAGCCGACGATCGGGGCGTCGTAGTCCTGGTAGATCTCTGGCTTCCATGGGTGCCACCGATAGAGGTCGACGAAGCTGTCGATCCGCAGCTCGCTGAGTCCGGGATCTTCGCCTGGTGCCACGTAGTTGGTACACATGCTGTCCCCATTTTTTCGAGTTGACGGCCCCATCTTACTCCGCGATAAACTGTATATCCATACAGTATTTACGCCGTCATGCCGAAGCCGCCGCTGCCCTCGATCCAGTCGCCAACCGCGCGCCAGCTCCGAGAAATATGGCGCCGGTATCCCGACGGGCACGAGGTGCGCACGCTCATTATCGAGATCGTGCGCATGCGGAAGGTGATCGCAGAAGCGGAAGAATACCGCCAGATCGTACAGACGGTCTGGAACGAGGATACGGGAGGGGCGCACCTCGTCGCGCTGTACAAGCTGCGCCGGCTGTTGCAGGACGAGGAGCGAAGGACGTAGGACCGATGACCCGCTTGATGGATCCGGTGCGTCACGAAAGCCTACAAGGAGGCACCCCTGATCTGACAACCATCAGGGGCAAACGCCCCCGATCTGTTACAGCCCTTTGCAACCTTCGGGATGGTTTTCCGGATGGGCGCGGCAGTCGTTCACGTACGCATTGACCGCGTTGTAGCTGGCGACGATCGGCGTCACGATCGCGCTGACGTGTGCGTCCAGCGTTGCCTGATCCGGCGTCCGGCAGTCCGCACCCATATGCGATGCATCCGGAGCGCTGTCGACACCCATGACATACCCGCTCCCAGGAACATCGAGAAGGACGTCAATCAGGCCATCGGCAGCGGTTTGCCCGGCCGGGAGGTCGCAGGTGCGGATCGGCGCAACCTTGTAGATGTTTTTCCCTTCGATATATGCGCGATTCTGAAAGACGATGAGGTCTTTCTTGAACTGATCTAGCGCAGCGATTTGAGCCGGGTCATTGCGGCCCGTTTGCATATCATCCAGCTGGAAATTTACGACCATCCATTCCGAGCTCACGACCGGAATCTTCGCATTTTTGATCTCGTCATCGGTCGGGCCGACGCCGTTATTCACTGACATCACGATCTGATGCAGCGTCGTTCCATCGATCACGCCGGGGTAGACAGTGATGCCGGTACCGGCGTCGCTGAACTTCTGCTGCAGGGCGTTCACCGTCGCCTGGCCGGCGGACGACGAGTCAGTCGCACTTGCGCCAGATGCCACGTCAGTCGCCGCCATGCGCGCCGTCTTCGGTGCCGAGACGAGCGGAACACCAGAGAACGTCAGCCTCACCGCAAACTTGCTGGGTGCCGCGGGCGAATCACCGTCTCCGCCACCGCATGCGGCCATGGAAATGCAAAGTGGAATTGCCAGTGCTGCGAGGATCTTTTTCATTTTGGTCTCAGGCGCTAGTTGATGAACTTCACTTCGTTTATATGAAGTTTACAAAGCTTTTCATGATCCACACAATCCATTTGCGGCCGGACATCGCCGGCCGCACTGCGCGCAAGTAATCCTGCGCTACGTCAGTTCTTCGATTGGGCGGTCGCCACAGTCAGCGCGTCGTAGTCGCGCTCGCACTGCTGGCCGGCGATGCGGGCGCGGTCAGCGTACTCTGCCAAGTCGCCCGCGCGCTGGTCAGCGCGGCCGAGCACGTCGGCAAGCAGATCGAGGGCGTCGCCGGCTGCCGAGCCTCCGGCGGAAGTGGCGGGATGGCGGGCGGCCGCGACGAGCTGATCGACGCGCTGGTGCAGGCTACCAGCGGCAGCACGAGCAGCAAAAGCATCCGCGAGCGCGGCCGTACGTTTTTGGTTCGCGTCATTTGCGATCTCCGTTTGCGCCGCGGTGCGGCGTTGTTCCTCTATACGGGCGGCCTCGACCGCCTTCGTTTGTGCGATCGCCGCATCGGACCGCATATCGGCGATCCGCCGCGCGCTGATCAGGTGCTCGACCTCGAAGCCAGCCGACGCGCCGAGGATCGCAGCAATCAGGTACGGAATGATGATTCTCAGCATCACAGCCCCCTCTCGCAGAGCGCGCGCTCGTCTGCGCGCCGTTTCACCAATCCGGGCAGCACGCGACCGCCGGCCGTCACCCACTGCGGCCTGCCGCTGTCCGATTCGTTCATCGCGCGGCACGCGCCGCGCAAGTCGCCCGCATTGAACCGGCGAGCAGTTGTGCTCGCGCAGTACGCGCGCGGCCCGACGTTGTAGGCGAAACTCACCGCGGCCGCGAGTTGGTACGGGCGTCCCTTCAGCGTCGGGGTGCACTTAAGCACCGGCTCGGCATGCTCGATCAAACGCTGCTCGAGCCGAGTTCGGCACTCTTCCGGCGTGAAGCGCTGCCCTAGCTTCACATCCTTCGTATCGCCGTTGCACGCAGTCACGATGCCGATCGGATCCGGCTGCGCGACGAGCACCTGCCCTTCAAATCGCGGGACGATAGAAAGCAAAAGGGCTGCCGCAGCAGCCCCTACAACACCCGCGAGAGTTTTCCTCGGTGTACTATCCATCGTGTTTCTCCAAATCTTCGATCCGCAAATCGGATTCGCGCTGCTTGCGCTGGTCGTCTCGCCACTGGAAATACAAGTTGGAGGCGAACGTCAGGATTGCTGTTGCGATACCCACGATCACACCCACTTGAGTAAGCGTCAGCGACGCTCCAAGAGCCACGCCGCTACCGGCGTAGCTTGCTGCCTCCGTCGGACTAACTTGCATCCATTCCCCCCAAAAAACAAAGGGCCGCTCGAAAGCGGCCAATCACACGATTCCAGTTCCATCCAACACCATGAAGCGCGAGTGATATTGTTCACTGAACCCCGAGAAGTTTGATGTCTTGCCACCCCCGTACATCGTCGTCCCCCACGACACCGTACTACCGCTAACTCGAATCGACGTCAGCTCAACGCCGGCAGGGTCATAGCTCCAAGCCTTATGCACTGAATAGATGGCTGACACAATAACAGGAGTGCTGTACGTTTTCGATTCCCACGTCGGATATGGAGAACCAGTAACAACCCATCCAGTTCCAGGCAAATACTCCTTATAGATGACATCGAGAACCCGAAGAAACGGCCGCGATGAATCCGCGATTAGGGTGCCATTCGCGCTGAACACCTGCAGGCCGAAATTACCGCTCGGCGGAGGAACCTTGTCAAACATGAAGAAGTGAACGGTGCATGGCTGCTCGGTGATGAATGTGAGCGTGTACGTATTGCCAGATGCCGCTGCATTCCAGAGAGTTATTCCAACCCCACCTTCGGCATAGACACCGTACATCGGCGCTTGATTCGCCGTGAACGTAAACGACACCGCTGGAAGCGTCGTATAAAAGGGATTTCCAGCGTCGTTTCTCGCCAACAGCAATGTCGTGCTTGTCGATGCAGCTGACGAAGACATGACCAACTGATAGTTCGGCGTCATTCCATCGATCTGATACAGACCGGTATCCGTGAATGCCTGAAAGCCTGCAGTCATCCTTAATACACTCCAAATACAAGCCATCCCGGAACCGGGTTATAGGCATTCGATCCGCCAGAGTTCGGGCTGTATGTCCAGCTGATTCCGCTTGGCCCAATTGACACGATTGGAGACGGCTCGGCACCCGATACCCGCTTGAAGATCCAATCGGGCATGAACGCCCAGAAAGGCGTCCCGCTCGACAGGTCGGCGGACGCACTGCCCGCTACGCCCTCCGCTCGCACAATACCCATCACTCGGCCCGCGCGCGATGTGGCATCCAGCAGCAAGCGGGCAGAGCCATCCCATATTTGCAAACCTGCCGTCATTACCAGATCCCAAGGCGCACGCGGAGCGTGCCGTTGCTGTCGTAGACCGTTAGCGTGCTCGAGTTGATGTTCAAGTAGCCACTCCCGCCGTTCGGCCCATTGAACGTGATGCCATTGGCCTTATCCAAAATCCAGAGCGGCTGACCGTTTGCGCCCACGGCTGTCGACTGAATCGTCTGGCCGATCATCGCATTCGTGATCCAGCCGGTACCGATGAACGCCTGCGACAGAAATACTTGGCCACCCAGCACCACGAACGGCGACGACACCGTCGATCCGGCGTCGTCGAGGATCGCAAAGCGCTGTGCTGCCACCAGCACCTGGGACTCGACCGTGCCGCTAGTGTTATCTACGCCAACACCGATACCGGCCATGTACGTGCGCCCCCCTGTCGTGACCCGAGTCTTGATCTGATAGGAGGCAGCGACTCGGCCGTTGATGTCGGCATAGGAAGCAGCGTTCGTTTGGACTGCAGCCGTGTTGCTATTGACCTGCGCCTGTACGGTCGTAATCTGTGCCGCCGTGGCTGAGTCAGCCGCAATTCGCGCCGTGGTCTCGGTCTGCACGGCAGCAGACAGCGCTGCCACGGATGACTGCATCTGAGCGGTAACGGTATCCGTTTTCTGCGCCTGCGCCAAATCCGCCTCAGCCCGCGCAGACTGTTCAGACCACACCCCGGCATAGACCGTTGTCGATCCGGCATATCCCCCACTGTCGCCAGCCATTGGTGGGATAACGACCTGAGCACTCACCTGATCGATCCGCGTCGAGAGCGCTGCGTCAGCAGTGGACCGTGCTTGCTGCTCAATCGTGATCGCTGCCGCGTTATCGCTTACGTCCTGCTGCAAACCGGGAATCGCGTCGATGGGAGTCAGGACATCAGTACCCAGCTGCGTCTTCGTGATAGCCCCAGTGAGGTACTCAAGAATCGGCGTCGCATCGCTGCTGCTTTGCCCATTCACACCAGCGCCAGACGGATACCAAGGACCGATGTTCCCGGACGTATCAACAAGGCGCGCCCAAAAGAAGAACGATTGGCCTGCTGCGAGGCCCATCAAACTCGCGCGCGCTTGCGGAAACGCATAGTCCGAGAGCTTCGTCGCAGTGCTGAGATCGTTTGTCCTGCTGTACCAAATCTCGGTGCGCTGCGTATCGCCAGCAGTCCCGTCGGCTGGGAACGTCCAGTCAACCTCGATCGCGAACACCTGCGTGGCGGTCGAGAGCGACGCTACAGCCGGCGGGAGCCCCGTCTTGCCGGTAAGAGTGGTGTCAGCGGAATAGGCGGGAACAGAGGTCACCCCCATCCCGTTGACGGCACGGACGCGCGCGCTGTAGGTGCCGCGGTAGATGCCCGACACCTCAACCTGCAGGCCGCCCGTCTGGTTAGCTGACACCCACTCGCCGTTATCCTTGCGCCACTCCGGAAGGTAGCTCACACCATTCTCAGCAGCATCCCATGCGATGACCATGACGGCCTTTGAGATGCCCTGGTCGATCACCGAGTACGTCGAGAGCCGAACGTTAGCCGGCGGAACCTGTGCCGAGGGCGGGATGACCGTGATCGGCCGAACCTGAATCGCCGCACCATTGTCGATCGCCGCGTACTTGCCAGGCTCATGCTGGGCAGCGTTGATCGTGTACGTGATCTGGTCGTTGTCAGATGCCTCCTGCACGCTGATCACTCGGAACAGCTGCGCATTGAGGGTCGTGTTTTCAAGCATCCACACGGCCCCGACGACCGGATCTGTATCGAAGGCGCTGTCCACCGTGATTGCGTCGCCAGCAGACGATCTGACGGTGCGCTTCTGCGCTACACCAGTGGGCAGGATCGCGGTCAACACGTCACCGGCTGAGACGCTCGGTGCTTTGTCGAGCGTGATCACGGCGCCGTTCACCGCGCGGATGCGGCCACCCATTCTCTTGCCGGCCTTCGCCGGATCCGCGACGGCGATGATTTGCCCAGGTGCGCAGAGCGTACCGTCGAGTCCGACCGAAAACGAAACCGTGTTCGTTTCGTACCTGCTGGTCAGCAGTGTCCAGAGCCCCAATCGGTGCGCCTGCCCTTGCGACGTTGTCCCGAACGCGGTGATCTGCGCTTTCGTGACGCCGTAGCGCGCGATCCCGTCCTCATCAGGCACATACTCGACGGCCTGCTTGTACTGATTCGCTGGATCGTTCCAGCTCACCAGCGCAGTCGTGTAGCGAGTCTTGAGTGCAGAGCCGACGTACTTGAACTGGCCGCCAACGACATTCGCCGCGGTGTACACGTAGACCGGATCGGCCGGCATGTCCGCGTTCGCTACAACTGATCCCGGACCCCAATACGCGATGCCGCGGAACGTAGTCGCGAGATCCTGCAACACCTTGTACGCGTCGGCCTGCGACTGGATCACGCAGTTGCACGTGAACCGGGGTTCCTGGCCGCCCTTCCCGTCTGCGACCATCACGTCGCAATACTGCGCGATCTGATACAGCCCCCACTTGTCGACCATTGATGCGTCGACGTGGTTGCCAAGCCCATAGCGCGCGTTCAGCACGAGGTCGTAGAAGACCCATGCAGGGTTGTTCGACCATGCAGTCTTGAACGTACCGTCCCAAGCGCCGGTATATGCGCGCGTCACCGGGTTGTAGTTGGTCGGGACGCGGATCAACAGACCGTAGATGTCGTAGGAACGCGTCGGCACCGAACTGAACGACTGCGCATCGAACGTGAGGCCGATGAGGGCGCTCATCGGATAGCGCAGCTTGCGATCGATGACTTCGGTGATCGCCTCGATATTGATCGTGTCCGCGATCAGCGAACTATGCGCGTTCGGCGTGATGCGGCGCACACGCACAAGCCAGCTCGAAGTCGCGGCCGGCAATTCGATGCGAACACTGCGCTCGTAGAGCGACGTCGTCTTGCCATCAAACGCACCGGAAACGACCTGCGAGTACGAGCCGCCGTCGACGGCGAGATCTATCGCATATTCGACTCGGTAGCCCGTGACATTGCCGGTCGTCGCGTCCGACACCTGCAGCGCTGGGACGCCGAACCGCAACCGTACGGCCGTGAGCTGCGTGTTTTGCACCTGGCGAACCCAAGGAGCATCCGACGTCAGCGGCGTGCTGATGGCGATCTCGTTCTCGACGGCGGGGAACCCGGCGAGATAGGTCTGATCCTGCGTGCCCGTACGCGCGTCGAAACTGTAGTTCGCGAAGTTCGTCGAGCCGTCGCTGTTCTGGATTGGCGTGCCGTTCAGATACACGGACTGCAACCCGCTCACAAGACCGCCGATCGGCCCCTCGGACAGAACGTCGAGCACTTTCGCATAGGCGATCGAGTGCAGGCTATCAGGCGACTGCGTTGGCGTGCTGCTCGATCCGCCGCCCTTCGAGCCTTGAATGCGCATATCAGTTCTTGTCCTGTGCAAAAATTCCAGAGCTGATTACCTTCGAGCCGACCACCATGCGGCCGTACACCAAAGGCACCGGCTCGCCCTGCGCCGCACTGTTGACTGGCCCATTGAAGTAGTACGACGTTCCGTTGTTCGGGCCAGCGCCGGCGAGCCCGCTCGTCTGCGGACTCAGCATCTGCATGACGCCGCCGAGCATCATCGAAGCGCCAAGGCCGATCAGCGTCGATCCACCATATGCGCTCGTGAATGCCCCCACCACGATCAGCGCGGCCCCAATGATGGTCTGGAACAGGCCGCCGTTCTTGCTGCCGATCAGGATCGGCGCAATGCGAATTTCATCCCTCCCGACCGGATGCTCGAGCTCGTCTTCGGAGACGTTCCGGCGGCCATGAAACACGGCGAATGTCAGGCCGTTGTCCTTGGCGCCCATCATGAATTTCTCGAATCCGGGAACCGTCACGCACAGCGCACGCATGGCTTCGCGCGTCGACGAGACGGCGAGGCGATGCACGCGGCCGAACTTGGTCCCCGCCACGCCATAGAGGCGTACGGTACGAAGCGTGTTGCTCATTGATTACCCCTCGTAGCGCAGCACCGTGTGCAGGGTTTGCGCCCACATGCCGCCCCACACCGTGCGGCCCGACAGGCGCCCGTGCATGTGGTGGATGAATTGGCTGTCGCCGAGATAGACGCCGGCATGGTTTGGCACGCCGTTGCGGCTACGGATCTGCATCAGCAGCACGTCGCCGACTTCGAGCGGCGCATCGTGCCCCACGTCTTCGAACCCTGCGGCGCGGTAGTTGTCGAGATAGAGCGACGAGTGACCGTCATCCCACCACTCGTCGCTTCGCTCGAAATCAGGGAGATCAACGCCGCGCTCGAGCCGGTAGTAATCGCGCACGATCGCGTAGCAGTCGTGCACGCCATGCACAAACTGGCGCCCGATGAGCGGCGCGATGAAACTGGACGGCCCGAACTCGCACCAATCGTCGATGGCGATCAAGCCATCGGCCTGCACACCGAGCGAAACGATGATCCAGCACGCGATACCGCTCTGCTCACACATCGCCCTGTCAGCGCCGCTCGGGCGCGCCGGCATGCCTGGATGCGAATGAACGAACGCTGCGATCTCGCCCATATCTTCGGCGCGCGCGTAGTCCTCGCCAGATACCGCCATGTCGTCTTCCGGCTTCGGTGCGCGGTTGATGCATGGCAAATAGACTTCGCCGGCGTCAGTCTGCACGATGAAGCCGACGCACTCGCGCGGGTATTCAGCGAGTGCGTGCGCAGCGATCGCAGCCTTGATTCGTTCGTCCATAAAAAAAACCCGCCGAGGCGGGTATGTGGATGCAGGTTGAGGAAAGGTCAGGACAGCGTGTCGGAGAGGAAGCCCCCGAACGGAAGCGGGTTGTTGACGCCGAACCTGCACTCGCATCCACTGGTTCGCTTGCTGCATCGGTCCAGCGCCGGGTCGGTTACAGGGTTGTCACTCGCGTCAAAATAGGCCGTGCCGGTGTATCCGCAATTCGCATCTCGGTACCGCCATTGGCATCCGGATGCGATCTGCCGAGCGGGCACCTGCTGGCCGCCGAAGTCGAGCGCCGACGAGAGCATGAAATCGACCTGCGCATTCGTCTCACCGGACTTTTGCTCGATATACCAGAGCTCCGGCGCCATCTCTTGCGTCGGATCTGCAGTCGGGTTGCCGGACGGGAAATTCACCGAATCCAGATATTTCGTCAGCGTGCGCCGGCGCCGCACCTTCGCGCCGACCATGTCGCCAAGGAAGACGCATAGCGCCGAGATCGTGCCGCCGACGTTTCCGACAGAAAGCGTCGGCGACGGCTGCTGCGCGCTAGATGTGTGCTCGAATCCGCTTGCCTGAATCGGCCACGGCTTGTACTCGTTTCCCTGCCACCAGATCGAGGTAGATTGCAGATGCCCGTGAAAGCGCAGCATATCGCCACCGATCGCAGTGCAATCCACTTCGAATAGTTCTATCAGTGCACCGGGCACGAGTTTCTGGATGTCGGATGCAATCGTCACTTGCCCTCCAAGGCTTCAACACGCAATAGCAGAGCGGCGAACTTCCCCTTAATGTCTTCGACATCCGTATCGATCTCCTGTACGGCTGCGCCAATGCGTGGAACCAACTTCGAGTAGTCGACTGCCTGCGGAGCAATCTCTTGCACCACGTCGATGACGTCACCAGGCTCTACAGGAGTCGGAACGGCTACTACCTGTTTTTCGAAGATTGGCTCTCCACCTTCTCCTTCACCCACCTGCACATCGATGAGCGTCTGCGTAGTCGGATTGAATCCTTGGCGATATACCGGGTGCCAATCTCCCATTGCATCCTTCTCGCCCGTCACCGCGGTCGGGATAATCTCCTGCAACTCATGCGCGATTACATAGTCATGCTGCTCGCCCGGCGTAGCCCTGAATTCACCAGTGTAAAAGCGAATCTTTCGAATAGACGCCCGAGCATTCTCGATCGCCCTGTAATTCTGCTTAAGGCGATAGTCGGAACTCGTGTTGAACGCAGTCGTTGCACCACTAACGGAGACAGAACCCGATACGCCTCCGCCATAGGTTCCGAACAACAGCGGAGTATTTGCGCTCGAGCTAGGAAGGAAAACAACTCCATTGCCTTGACTGACGCCAAAATTTTTGACTGTTACTTTGTCGACGTTGCTGGCATCACCGACCGAGAATGCCACTCGTGCAGACGATGCTCCAGAATCGAAAACAGAAAAATTGACTGCGGTGCCGGCACTGTTTACAAAATCAGTCGAGAAGGTGCTCGTGATACTTCTCAGAGACGGCGCATAGCCGTTCGCATTTAGCACGAGAGACGGACTAACGGTTGCTGCTTGCGACAGCGTAAACGTGTTCGAGAATGTCTTTGCCCCCGTCACTGTCTGCGATCCGGTTATGGAAACCGGATTCAGATTCGCGGAGTCCCATGGAGTTGCCCCAGCGAACGTTGGACGCGCAGAAAATCCGCCGGACGCAGTTATAGCCCCGCCAACTACCAACGTCCCGCTGACAGTTTCGTTACCGGCAACCGACAGCGCTCCACCGACCGTGCAGCTACCGTTGACAACTTCATTGTCGCTGTTCGTCCGACCACGCATTAGCACGTTCCATGCGTGAACGCCGTCGGTGTCCATCAGAGCCGTCTCACCCGGATTCAGCTTCGACAGCGCGACAGTATCGCCGGACCCTGTTGTGATCGCCAGCGTCACGACGGTCGTGCCGATATTGCGCAGAAGCGACACCTGATCAGCGGCGCATGTCGAGGCTGCCGGCATGTTGATCGTGCCCGCGCTCGCCAGGTTGATATTCACACGCTTGCCGACGTACGCGTTAGTCAGCGCCTGCGCTGCCGTGATCACCGTGGACGACGTGAGCGCCGCTTGCGTATTAAGCACGTCGACGTTCGAATTCACCTTCGAGAATGCCGAGCGGGCAGTATCGCCGTCTGAGCCGGCCGGCGCCGTTCCCAGATTGATTTTTTGAAGTGCTGTCATGATCCGAGGTCGAATGTCTGCGTGAACGTCGCCGTCACGGCATACGTGCCGTTATCCGGGATGGAGTCGGCGTATGTGTCGCACTTGAAAAGCGACTGCTGCCGCAGCGGAGGAGTCCAATAGAACCCGACGCCGACGTGCGCATCGAGGAAGGCGAGAATCTCCGAGATCGTGTCGGCGCCGCCGACGAACTGCACCGCGAACGACAGCACACGATTGTTGATTCCGTCCGGCACCGTCTGTTCGTACCCGTCGCCGAATTGCGACTTGCGCACGCGCAGCTTTGTCGTACCGGCATACTGCGCGACGGTGGGAATCCAAATAAAGGTGTCGGGCATTTAATTCAATCCGTTCTGTAGCTTCCAGAGCACGCCGCCCTGCCTACGCTCGTTCTGCAACAAAGCCTGAACAGCCTGCTTGATCTTCTTGGACAGCTCGGCGCTGTTTTGCTGTTCGGCAGCGGACGTGCCATTGCCGCCCGTTACAGTGACCGGGGCGTCGACGATGACCGTCATGCCGTTGCTGGAGCTACCCGAAACCGGCGTCGAGGAACCGACGTAGCCGCCCGTCGCGAATCGCGGCGCGGCCGCAACCGGCTGCTTGCCGTTGATCGCCTCGAGCAAGCCGCGGTACTTCGACGTCGCAGCGGCATTCACCACGAATTCGCCATTCGACAGGCGAGCCATGATGCTGTCGCTAGTGCCGCTGCCAGGGCCGGTGATGTATCCGCCATCTGCATGGCCGGTGCCGAATCCGTTCGTCAGATTGATCATGTTGTCGAGTGAGTCACCCGGCAACGCGCTCGAGACGGGTGCGGCAACACCGGCATTCGCCCCGAAGAAGCCGCCGATCAGAGAACCACCGATCGACGCGAAGTTTCCGAGAAGCCCACTGATCGCCGCCTTTGCCGACATGCGCGCGAGGTCCGCGATTATTGAGTTCACCAGCGACGTGAAGCTGAGCTTCCCGGTTTGCGTGAAGTTGACCCAGGCCGACTCCATACCGTTCGTCACGGTATTGAACAGTTGTTCGGTCTGCTTCATCTTGTTTTGCGACTCGTCCATATAGTTCGCAAGCGCGGTCGACGCGCCGTTGATCCAGTTCGCCTGTTTAAGCTTCAGCGCGGCGTAGTACTCGTCGTAGTCCTGCAGGGACTGTTGCAGCCCGGCCTGAATCTCGCCGACTGCCTTTTTGTAATCCGGGCCGCCGATCAGCTCCTTCGGCGTCGCCTTGTCAAGCTGCTCCTGCAGGCGCTGATATTCCTTGTAGATGGACTTGATGGCCTGGACGTTCTTCAGGGCGTCCGCACCCATCCCGATCGCGCCCAGCTCGCGCGAATACTGCTCAGATTGGCCTTTCTGGAATGCCGCAATGGATTGAGCCAGCTGAGCGGAACGCTCCTGGAGCTTCGCCACATCCTCGCGGTGCTTGACCTCTTTCTCGAGTTCGATGTTCTTCTGCAACTGAATGCGAATCTCGACCTGATGCCCGATCAGGCTTTTCTGATCCTCAGTGAGCGTCTTGCCCTTCCAGTCGCTGATCTGCTGGTTGAACTTGGCGAGCTCCTTTTCGGAATTCGTCAGCTTGTCGGTCGTCGCGAGCTGGAGTCGAAGCTCCGCATCCTGGTCACGAAGCTGCTGCAGGAAACGAGTCGCTGCGTCGTCGTGATACGCCTTTGGAGCGCTGTTCTCGCCCTTCGCGAACTCGATCTGATTCGTTCCGCGCGCCCCATCCTTCGGGGATGGCGGGACAACCGCATCCGACCAGAGCTTTTTCATGAAATCGGCATACCCCTGCCCTTGTCGCTTCAGGAGGTAATACCCAACGTCCGCCTCATCAGCCGCCCTCTTGAACTGACCGGTCGTTGCTGCGCCTACGACCTTAACGGTCGTCGCGATCACCTGGGAAACTTGCTCGAAGCCGATGACCACAGTAGCGATCGCACTCGCTGCCGCTTTCATGATGACGCCCACGCCCCGATAGAAATCTTCGAGCAGGGGCTTCATCGCAACGTTGCCGGTCATGGCATTGGTGAGGTTGATGATCGTCGGTATAAGCTGGGCCTTCGCGCTCAGCGTCAAGGCGTCCATCTTCGCCTTCGACAGATCCATCTGCTCCTTGAGGGCAGCCATCTTGGCGATCGTCTCGCCACCGATCACGGCACCGGATTCAGCGGCAGCGGCGCGAAGCGCATCAAGGCCAGCCCGCCCGCGATCGAGCAACGGAATCAGGCTTTCGCCGGATGCACCGAACAACTCGTTCGCGACGGCGGCCTTGGCTGCCCCGTCCGCCGACTGGTGGAACGCGTCGGCAATCTTCGGGAGCAGCTCGTCCGGGCTATTCTTCTTGAGGTCCGCAAGCGAGATTCCGATCGCAGCGAACGCCTTTGCGGAATCCTTGTTCCCGTTGATCGCCTTGTTTTGTGCCTCGCCAAGGCCAGCCAGAGACTTTGTCGCCTCCTTCGTGTCGACGCCGACAGACTTCGTTGCGAAGGCCCATTGCTGGATGCTGTCGGTCGAGACGCCCGTCTTCTGGTGCAGGGTCTCGATCTGCTCACCATAATCGGCGAGGACTTCGCGCGCGTGGTAGACGGTTGCAGCTGCGGACGCGATAACGGCGATGAACGCGCCGACCGAGAGCACGCTCTTGGTCATGAGCATCGACATCGCATCCGTACGCTCACCAAGCACCATGAGGGATCCGCCGAAATTCTTCCAGTTGCCCTGCGATGCCTCGTGCGCCAGAACGAGAAGCTCGCGCCGGGCGCCGGCTGTCGCAAGGTTGAAACCGTGCGCAGCATGGCCGCCGCCGTTCATGGCCGCCTCGGCTGACTTGATCTTGTCGATGAACGGCTGTGCAGCATCCGATACGCCCAGCTCGGCCGCGCGCAGCTCCATCAGTTCGGCGCGCGTCTTTCCGGCCTGATCGGCCTGCTTCTGGAGCGCGTTCAGCCAGTTTTCGGCCGAACGTGCGGACTTGTTGAACGCCAACAGCGCCTCGTCGCCCTGCTCCTTGATGGCCTTTCGAGAATTCTCGATCGCCGTGACCGTATTGGTCATGCGCTGACGAAGCGTGTCCTGGCTCGTCATGAAATCGGCGGCGCTCTTGCGCGCACGCTCCATCTCGGAGACGTATCCGGACGCATCGCCGGTCAACCGGACAACGGTTTCGTTAGCCACTCGTCAACTCCTTGACCTTCTCGTCAATCACTTCGCTGAACTTCTCTGCTGCGGCGTCCTTCGAGGCGTCATATCCGGGGCGCAAGAAAGGATTCGCGGCCATCTTCGACGTGCCGTACTCGACGAACCTCCCATAGAAGGCATCCTTACTCCACGTCACAAGGTACGTGGCACGAAGCCCGTCGGCCGATCGCTCCTTGTCGTATGCGATCAGGATGTTGTCGCGGAGGAAACCCGGATAGCGCTTCTGCTTCCCGTTTCGGCTCTCCCACGTTGCGATGCCGATCGGCGTGCGCAGCTTCACCTCGTCGAAGATCACGCGCGCGCCGGCGACGGTCGCCTGCCGCAAAACCGACTCACTCGCGACCTGCGAAAGAGCGTCGATTGCTGCAGTCAGGCCTTCCGGGTTTTCGATTGAAAGACTGTCAGCCATGCTTCGCCGGGGACATGCTCATGAGAATCAGCTGCGATTGCGCCTCGGGATCGTCGAGCAGGATCGGCTCGGACTTCTTCTCCGATGCGCGCCGATCGTTCCACGTGATGAAGTGAAGCGGCTCAAACGGATCCGGCCGCTTTTCCGTGTCGCGGTTGACGTTCGCGACCATCGACGCGATCGTGCCGGCGCGGAGGTCGTCGATATGGCTGCCCCATGGCTCCATGTCGAAAAACGCCATCCATTCGACGAATTCCGCGCTCGTGACGCGCTGCTGCAGCTCGCCTACTGTGCAGCCGAGATGGCCGGCGAGGCGGAACCAGAATCGCCGCTCGGGGCGGCTGCGGAGTTTTTTGCCGCGTCCTCCACGGCCGTCGCGGTCATGCCGTTGATCTTCATTGCAGCGTCCGCGATTCGGTTGAGCACGGCGATGCTCTGCGCACGCAGTGCGCTGATGTCTCCGTCGTCGAGCACGGGCTGACCGGCATCGTCAACGACAGTCGCCTTCAGCAGCTGAGCCTGCGATTCGCTGATCGCGTTCTTGTCGGCGCCGTCACGCGCGGCGTAGAACGCATCGCGTGCCGTGCCGGTCATTTCTGCGACGATGACCGTCACGCCGTCGCCCCATTCCGGCACATCAACGCGGTCGGTCTTGAGGTGCGGTGCAGCGAGGATCGTCGCCTTGTTTTCTTTCGAAAAAGTCGTCATGGTGCAGATCAATTCCTGATAGTGAGCCGTAACCGCGCGTTACGCGTCGGTCCAGAGGCCGGTGATGATGAGGTTGGCGGTCGACGTCACGACCTTGTCGACGCCGCCGTCCCACGGGAACGATTCGACGTACGCCGGAAACGTACGCGTCTTGCCATTCGGTAGCGTCAAGCGGAAGTTCGTGATTGCGCCGGTGAGGAAATTGGCGCGCAACGCCTGTTGACCGGGGTCGGTCACATCGATGTCGACATCGACGCTGAATTGACCCCCGTCCACCAGACCGGGGCGCGATTCCTTCATCGCGCTGTCGAGGTTGGTCACGTCGATCTTCGCCGGCTTGCCATCGAAGCCCTTGAACGCCTTTGCGTTCTTGACCTTGACCCAGGTATTCGGCGTCGCCGTGCCGCCGCTGGTATAGGCGGTGCCCCCCGTCGTATCGACGTCGACGGCATACGTGCCGGCCGTGACGTTCTTCACGGTCGCCGTGACGCCGTTCAGGGTCGTGTTGCCGAGCAGGCCGGCGAACGTGACGATGTCGCCGTTCTGGAAGCCGTGTGCCGACGACGAGATGATCGTCGGAAACCCGAGCGCCAGGCCGGAGATGTTCTTCGGCGTACTGACGCCCGAACCTTGGATTTCAATCTTCGAGCCCTGCGCCGAAACTGCGGTGGATCCCATGTCCATACCTCTCAAAAGAAAATGCCCGCTTTCGCGGGCCGGGAATTACGGGGTGAACCAGATCGAGAAATCGAGGCGCGATCCGCGCAGCTTCGTATCTGCCTCATACACGCTTGCTGGCGCGCCGATGCTCGTGGCGTTAATCGGTGGGCCGGTGAGCGCTGCAATCACAGCCTGCATGAGCCGACTTGCGCCGGCGCGATCGTCAGCCCACACATTCAGCTGCATCCGCGAGTTCTGCAGCGCGACGGTGTCGTCGAGGTAGTTCGCCGACTGACCGCCGGCCGCCATGTACGTGATGTACGGTCGCGCCGTTCCTTCTGGCGCGACATCCGGAAAGCAGCGGTGCGTCCCATCGCCATTCGCGACGAGAGACTTCAGCGCGCCGACGACGGTCAGCTCTGCCGATAGTGGATTCGCAGCGATCGAGCCGGATGGATCACCCATTGTTCGCTCCCACGCTGCACGCCAGATCGACATACCGGCGCCCTGCGTAATCCGGCAGCACAGCCTCGATGCTGAAGATGCCGCCGTCGTACAGCACGCGCATCGCCGCGGTGACGTCGGTACGCCACCGAATCCGCATGCTCACCTGCGCCTTGCTGATTTCCTCGCCGGAGTTGACGTATTCCCTGCCGGTCGAGGCGAGAAGGTACGCAGGGACGCCGGCCGCCACGTCGACCCAGCTCGTCAACGGCTGCCCCAGGTCGTCCTGACCGGCCCGCTTGACCTGGATCGTGATGCGCCGGTTGAAATCCCCCGAACGCATCAGGCGTACCCCCAGATACGGTACGGATCGAGAATCTGATCGACATACGGCAGGTCATGCACCTGGCCACGATTGAGAATCGCGACCTCCTCGCGGTTCTCGTACAGGGTCGCGAGGCGGATCAGGATCCACGACTTGATCCCCGCGGGGACAGCCGATGCGTCGCCGTAGCCGGCCGTGAAGCTGATCTGCACCGCGTTCGTCGTGTTGAGCGTGTCGGGCCAATATGTCCCGGTCGCCGGAGTCAGGACACCCGGCTCGCTGATGTTGTCGACGACGTACAGCGATGGGTCCATCGTCTGCTGGTTGCCGAACGCATCGATGTACTTCACCGCATCGACCGACTGCAGCCGCGGGAACGGGATGTCGATCTTGCTGCCGCGAAAGCGGACCGCGTAGTTCCGCATCGTCATCCATGCAGCCGGCAGCTGGTCGACCGGCACGTATCCGGGGATCACTCCGTAGTACGTGTAGAACGGAAACGCGTCGAGGAACAGATCCCACTTCTGCGTGACGAACACGCGCCGGCAGACATTCTCCGCGTGCACGCGCGCAGCGCTGATAAGCAGCGAGATCAGCGCATCTTCGGACGAGTCGATCACGCGGAGGTGCAGCTTCGCCTCCTCCAGCGTGACCGGCTCCTCCGCGGGCGCCTGTGCGAGCCTGATCCCCATGCCTTACGCCGCCGGATCCTGGGCCGCGCCGTCCGCTTCGGCCTGCTTGTTCTCGATCACCGATGCCGCGAGTTCCGCCGCCGCATCCGGATCGGCGAGAGCGACCACTTTTGCGCCCTGCTTCGTGGCGTATTCGACCGCGTCGGGATGGTTGTCGACCGCGCCGGCGTCCGTGAGTGCCTGGATGACCTTCTCCGGGCCCTCGACGAGCTGCTCGCATTTGAAGCCGAGGCTCTCGTTGTCCGAAAGCGCGCGCGCGCGCGCGGTTTGCGTCTTTGCCATGATTTACTCCGGGAGGAAGAAGAAGCGGCGAACCGAAGTCCGCCTCGCTCTGAGCAGCAGCGCTTACGTCGCCGAGTTGGCGTATGCCTTGACGGCACCGCCGGCGTCGATCAGGTTGCCGCCCGTCCGGAGAAAGCCGACGAAGCCGATCTGACCGTTCAGCGTGAAGGCCGAGTCGGTCATGCGGAAGATCGTGAGATCCATCACGTCGCGGATGACGTACTTGCTGTATTGGCCGAACAGGATTGACTTCGCGTTCGCCGCCATCACCGGCACATCCTGGTTGATGTAGATCGGGCGCCCCATCAGGCGGTCCGGCGCGCCGCCGTTGATCATCGCGTCCGCTTCGTAGCCCGGCACGAAGATCGGCCGATTCTGGCCGTCCTTGATCTTGCGAACGACCCTCACCGACGAGTCGTGCATCATGTAGCCGACGCCGGGCTGGTTGCGGTATGCCGGATCGATCGAATGCTCGAGGTCGACGAGATCGTCATAGATGACGCTCAGCGTCTGGCCGGTGGCGCCGACCTTGCCGGAGCTGACCGCCGTGACGAGCCCGCGCGGCTGGCCCGTGCCGGTGCCGTTCGTGAAATGCGAGTTCTGGATACGGCCGAGGCGCATCGCGAGCAGCGACTGAATGTACGCCTCGATGTCGATGAAGCTGTCCTGCACCAGCTCGAACGGCAGCGCGATCTTCTTCGAGCTGTACTTGTACACGTCGAGCGAGATGTTGTTGAACGACGTGTCCAGCCCGTTCACCGGCGAGTTCTGTCCGACGATCTCGCCGACTTCAGCGGTCGGATCGGTGGTCGGGAAGTTCATCGTCGCGCCGGTGGCGGTGCGAATCGAGTGCGCAACCTGGCGCATGCCGCCGTACGCCTTCATCGCGATTTCCAGCGAGCGCTGATACTCGGTCGCGACCGTGAAACCGCCTTCCGTGGTGGTCGTGGTCGACATCGCGTTACGGATGTCGGGCGTCTGGCGAGCAAGCATCCGCGCGCGGTCTTCATCCGCCATGTTGACGATGCCGCCGGCGAGGAACGCGCGGAGCGCCTTCGATTCGTCGCCATGCTGCGCCGGATTCCGCGTCGCCGCGTTGCGCGCCGCGGCTTCGATCGCGGCCGGGTCGTCGGCGGCCAGCTGCACGCGGCGGTTCTCGCGCGCGATGTCGCCGTCGATCGCCTCGATTTCGGCCAGGATCGCATCCATGCGCTCGGCGTCGGCCGCCGGCATGCGCTGGTCGGCCGGGTACTTGTTGTTCAGCTCGTTCGCTTCCTTCGCCTTCTGGTTGCGCAACTCGCGCAGCTGTTGCAGCTTCATGTGACTCTCTCCGTTCAGGGTTGACCGCTCGCGCAGGTCGTAGGGACGAAAAAAAACCGCCCGAGGGCGGCTGATCTCAGTTGCGCGAGGCGCGTCACTGATGGTTGATGCAGTTCAGCATGCGGAGGCGCTGTTGCTGACGCTGTCGATGCTCGGCGGTGATTGCGTCGATGTTCTCGGGCTGCTGCCGCACTTCCGGCTTCGGCGCGTTCGCGTACGCGCTCAGATCCCAGGACGCCTGAACCTTCTCGACGCTTTCGGCGATTCGGTCGGCCAGGCCGATTTCGACGGCCTCTTCGGCCGTGAACCATGTTTCGGCTTGCATCAGCGTCTTCATGTCGTCAGCGCTCTTGCCCGAGCGCTTCGCATACTGACTGGCGATGACGCCGTCCGTCTTGTCCAGCAGCGCCGCCACGGCCGTCATATCGGCCGAGTTGCCGATGGCGATCGTCCATCCGCAGTGAATCATGTACATCGCGCCGTCCGACATCTCGACCTCGTCGGCGGCCGATGCGATGATGGTTGCCGCGCTCGCGGCGTAACCGTCGATGTGCGCGATCACCTTGGCGCCGGTGTCGCGGATTGCCGCACAGATCGCCTGCGCCGCGAACACGTCACCGCCCGGCGAGTTGATCCGCAAATGGATCGTGCCGCCGTTGATCGCGCGGATCTGCGGAACGAGCGACTGCGCCGAGACGCCACCCCACCATTCCGCCGTATCGTCATCGGGCACGATGGCGTCATAGATATAGATGGTCACGTCATCGCCCTGCACCGCGAACGCGCGCGGGCGTCCCTGCCGACGATTCTTCGCCAACAGTTGAATCAGCTTGCTCATGATGCTCCTTCGTCAGGTTGACCGCCCGGCTTCGTCGCCGTCTCGGTCGCCGGTGCGGGTTCAGCCACGTTCGCCGTTTGGGCGACCCCGCTGTTGATCGTGTCGCCGCCCTCCACGGGAGGCAGAAGCTTGATGTGGCGGACCTCGTTTTGAGTCATCCAGCCGGGTTCGCCAGCGCGGCCGAGCGCGATTCGGAGCGCTTCGTTTTCACTCTTGAGATCGCCTCGCTCCATGCCTGAAACGTCGAATTCGACGAAGAATTTTTGCCGAGTCGGCCACAATTTCCGGTTGAATTCCTGCTCAAACTTGCGCAAATCGCGCAAAAGCGTGAATTTCACGAAGCCGCGCCCCATGTTTTCGAGGCCACTTCCCCACGACGTCGTTTTCTCGGTCGATCCGACCATGAACGGCGGAACACCGAGCACCCGGCAGATCTCCTCGAGGCCCCATTTGCAGGTGTCGAGGATTTGCGCGTCAACCGGCGACATGGTCAGTTCCTGAACCTTCAATCCGCCGGTGAGGATCGCCGGAAGGTGCGAGTTTGCGACGCCGCTATGGCGCTCGCCCCATGTCGCGCGGAGAAGCTTCGCTTGCTCCTCTGTCATGTTGCCGTCGGTTGTCAGCGCGAAGTCCGGGCGGGCTCCATTCGAGAAAAATCGCGCGCTGTACTCAGCCGCCGCGAGCGACGTCCCGACAGACTGGCGAGCTGCATACGTGATCGGGCTCGGGCTGCGAATCCCGTCGTAGCCGAGGCTCGGGATATGGATGATGTCGGCCGGATGCAGGATGTACTCGGCGCCGACAAGTGGCTGCACGCGGTAATACAGATCGCCTTGACTGTCGCGGAACGGGAAAACGCGCAGCGGGTGGTGCGCCTTGAATCCCGTCACCAGGTTGCTGCGAAACGACGGGCGCACGATCTCAGCGAAACAGTCGCCGTAGAACAGCCGGGCCGCGACCATGTACTCCCAGAACACCGCCGCGGAAACGTCCGCGTCGGGCTGCTCATTCAGGAGCCACCAATACGGATGCTCGACGCGCTCCCGGCCCGTCGCGGTGCGCTGATAGACCGGCATCGGCAGAGTCGAGATCGCGCCCGCGATCAACGCGACGCACGCGTAGACCGCCGACACCTTCATCGCGGTCGTCTCGTTCACGACCGGGCCGGCGTTGCTGATCGCACCGCCACCGATGATGTTCGCCAACTCCTGAACGGTAAGGCTCTGGCGCGTCTCGTTGATGTTGTTGATGCGCCCCGTCGCCTCGGGCCCATGCTGCGCGCGCCAGGCATTGAGCACCGACGAACCCGGCGTCCGGGCCTTCGCCTGCGCTGCCTTGAATACCGCTTCGCTCATAGGATCACAATTCCAGGTTTCGGTGCCGACTGCGGATTCAGGCTGATCAGGGATACCGCGTTGAAGGTCGCCATCAGCGGATCGATCTTCGCGGTGCCGCTGGCCTGCTTGGTGATCAGGATCGCGTTGCCGCGCGGCTCGACGCGCGCGTTGCCGACGCACCAGTTCATAAGACGCTGACCGCCGTGAAGCAGGCCGCCTTCGGCGAGCTTCCGCTCGGTCGTCTTGATCGCGCCAGTGAGTTTCCAGCCCTGCGAGATCGCGAGCACCTTATCCTCAGGCACATCGGCATCGACGAGTGCGTCAAGGATCGCGCCAATCCCCGCAGGGTCTACGCCGACTCTGTCGAGCAGACCTGATCGCTCGCACTGCGCGACGTACCCGGCCAGTTCGTCGACGTCGTCGCCGATCACCTCGACGAGCGTCAGGTCGCCATCCTTCGAAAAGTCCTCGAAGCGCGCGGCCTCGGCCTTGCGTCGCTCGAGCACCGATGGATGCGCCCACGCGTGCGTCCAGAGGAGCCAGTTTCCTGTACCGGTCTCGCGCCCCGCCACAGCCAGACCGAGCAAGTCGTCGAGGCCGCCGCCGTCGATGCCGACGTCGATCACCTCGGACCGGGCAATCAGATCCTCGAGCGAGAGCCGCTGGACGCCTTGCCTCTCCCAATAATCGGCGCCCGCCCACCGGTCCGACCGGAGCGCGAGCCCGATTTCGACGTTGGCGTGCTTCGCGAGGAAGCCGCGGAACGACTCTTCGCCGCCCTCCTTCGCCTTGCGGAATTCGCGCTCCAGAAACGCTTGGTCGACCGAGTAGCCGAGGTTCGGATTGACCATCCCAAGGTTTTCGGAGAGCAGGTGCTCCTTCCGCTCGACCATGTCCGGCGGATGCTCGAAGATCACCGGCACGAAGCACGGATCGTGAATCTTCCCGTCGCGCACGTCGCGCGCATAACGCAGCTTCTGTAGGAACACGCCGGCCGGCGGATCATCCGATTGCGTCGTGAGGTAGATCACGAACCCTTCCGGACGCGATGCCAGGCCGCCGATCGCTTCGCGCAGCATGTTCTCGGCATTCGCCTGCTTGCCGAACAACCACACCTCATCAACCAGCGTACCGACGCTCTTCTTCCCGCCGACCGTGTTCGAATCGGCCGCCACCACCTTCAACGTCGCGCCAGTCGTTCGGTGCGTGATCGTCTTGATGTGCGTCTGCACCTGGAAGAGATCGTCCAGCTCCTCCTCATGCTTCACCATGTCCCGGCTCGGCGCGAAGCTGTTGTTCGCGACCTCGATCGTCGGGGCGAGGATTGCGTACTCCGCCGACATGCGCCAATTCAGGATCATGGCCGTCATCATGATCCCCGCGGCAAGCGTCGACTTGCTGTTCTTCTTGGGGATGCAGACGAACCACTCAGTAATCAGGCGCCGGCCGCTCTCCGCGTCATAGGCACCGAAGATCGATGCGACCAGATCAAACACCCACTCCGCCGACGATTCACCGAACGTCGGGCTACCCGGCGCGTCGACGATCTTCAGCTCCTTGAATACAGCGAGCGCCTGCTCGGCCTGCTCCGGGAAGATCGGCGGGGGAATGATCGACCTCCCCGACTTGAGCCGTTCGGCCCAGTCCGGACATGCGGTTGACCATTCCATGCATCACTTCCTGTTGTTGACGACGAGCTTCGGGGGCGTCAGTGCGCCGAATTTGCTGGCCGCCTTTTTCGCGGCCTCCGCTTGCGCATCCTTCTTGCCGCCCTCGCCGAGCTTCTGGTGCATGAACGGCATGAGGGACTTTGCCGCGTCGATGCGCAGCTTCGGCTCGGTGAGCTGATCGTTCATCGCTGCGAGCAGGAAGTCTTTCGGATCCTTGTAAGTGAGGATCGCGGCCAGATCGAACCCGGCGGCGACCGCCGCTTGCGTGACCGGGTCGTCTCCCGCCGGCGGTGCCGACTTCCCCTTCGGCGCGGGCCTCTTTTTGCGCTCCGCGAGGTACGCGGCGACGTCCTTGTCTTTAACAAGTCGCGATCCGGCCGCCGACGCCGTCTTAGCGCTGTAGCCGGCCGCGATTGCCGCGTCCCTATTGGACTTCCCGGCTAAAACGGCATCGGCGAATAGCCTCTTTTTGCCTGTTAAAGCCATTAACAAAATCCTCCAGGGGCGATTTTTTCTCCGCGTGGGAGGTCGGGCGGTGTCCCGCGATGTGCAACGCCAGACTTTCGACACCCCCCGCCTCAAATGCGAATCTATCGCATTCACAGGCGCACCGAACGGCTGCGCGCCTCCTCAGCCGTCTTCACCTTGTGACAGTCATCGCAGAGCAGCTGCAGGTTGCCGTCGTCGTTGCTGCCGCCTTGCTCGAGCGGCACGTCGTGATCGACCTGATCTCGCCACGGTAACCACACGCAGCCGCAGCGCCGACACTTGAACTCCTGCGCGACAGCGATGCGCTGCCGCGTCTTGACCCATCGACTACCGCGAATGCGCGGCGTCGTGCCGGCCTTCGCTTCGAGCATCGGCACGCGCGTGGCTGTCAGTACCTGCACGCGCGGCTTGAGCGTCGTCAGCTTTCGGCCCATTGCTTTGATGCTCGCTGCTCAAACACCTGCTGGCTGAGCGACAGCACGCACTAACGCCATGATTCCGGTCTGGATGTCGGTCTTGGCGATCTCGACCCAGCGGTGCGGCTCAGCTGCCGTGAAGCGTTGAAACTCGCGACACTCATCGGTAGCGCCCTGGTAGATCGAAACGCCAGCGCCCTCAGGCCGAGCAAGCGATTGCGTCGCATCGGCTCGCTTCGTTTCCCACTGCGTATCGAGCAGGCTCCTCAATTCGAACTGCAGCGCAATCAGCTCTGCGCCCTTCGCCTTGATCCGATTCATCAGGTCGATTTCGGCGGGCGACAGATCGCGGTAGCCCTTGATGTGCTTGTGCTGGTTGTCCATCTGAGCTCCAAACGCAAAAAGCCCGCTTGCTTTCGCTCGCGGGCTTTGTGTTCGCACCATTGGTACGGTATATGAAAACGGACTATATGGCGGGGATTCCCGCCAGTCAAGCAGTTTCCGAGATCAGCATGCCAATTTCATCGAGGCGCTCGCTCAGCTTCGTCAGTCCGTTCTTCTCGAGATCCTTGATGTAACGACGGATCGCCGCCGCGTGGCGTTCGGCCGTGCGAGGCGGAATTCCAAGGTTCTCCGCGACGATCATCACGTTCTCCTTCTCGCCGAAGTACTTCATGATGACCGCGCGCCGAAACTCCTTCACGGGTGGAACAGGCGTTAATGCCTCGCCGACGTGATCCGCGAGCTGGCTAACCGCCTCATCAAATTGCTTCGTGATTTTCCAACCGCGGCAGCAAGCGAACCCGCAATTGCATTGCTCGCTTCGCTTGATCTTGCTCGACACAAGCGCGACGAACTGCCAGTAGTCGAGTCGGTGCAGTTCGGCGAACACCATGCCCGCCTGGCCGGCGCCGTCGAGGCCGATCAGCCCGCGCCCGCTTCCGTACGCACCGCGCTGCAGGATCTTCGCCATCGGCGACAGCGCGTATTGCTGGTCACTGTAGTTGCATGCGAAAACGATGGCCTCTTGCGGGCTCTTGAATATGCCTTCGTGTTTGACCGCTTGCATGCTGGCTCCTTGTGTTTTCATCAATTTCGATATTTCGTTTTTGCCTGCGGGACGTCAGAACACGACCGTGAAGTTGATCCCGTAATACGACAGCCACTCGACCAACTGCCATCTGATCGCCTGCAGTCGCGGGAATGGAAACTCGATCTGCTGCGGCTTTTCCGGCTCACTCTGGCCGATGAGCGGGCAGCCTTCGAACGCGATGAGTGTCGCGCCCGTTAGGCTGTCGATGCGTTGCGCGCTCGTTTCACGCAGATGAGTCGGCACGTCGGCGATGTCGATGTATGCAAATGCGGTCACGCGTTTTCCTCCACATTCCATTCAAGGTCGCCGCTCGCGAGAAACGGCGCGAGGGTCTTTGCATTCCAGTTCACCGGCACCTCAACCGGATATGTGCCATCTGGATTCCATGCATGCGGCGCCGCCTGATCGCGGTACTTGTCCGGCACGATCACATCTGCGTAGATCCACGCCGGCACTGGCTTCGATGGAATCCCCTGACGAACCGGGCCGCGCAAGCGAACCGCACGGCATTCAAACGTCGCCCAATTCGCACGGTAGTGGCGCCAGTGGCGCACGGCCGGTAGAGCCATCTTCACGACAAGTCGCACGCTTCCTCCTCAATTCCCATCTTCCGGGCGCGCACCTGCACCCATTCTTCAAACGCCCGATCCCAGACGTCGAACTTGACCAGCCTCGGCGTGCCAAAGCGGTTCTGATCGATCCATGCGTGGCACCGCATGCAGCCCGGAACCGTGAATTCGTTTTTCGCCTTCAAGTTGCCAGCCTTGCCGTGGCGCCCTTGATTTGAATGGCACGGCACCACCGTCTCGTCGAGCGGATTGAGCCGGCAGACGCCCGGCACGCGGAGATAGCACGGCTCCCCGCGACAGGCGGCCAGATACTTCGCGCCCTCGGCGACGGTGGGCTTCTTGATCCGGTTCTTGATCGCGGTCCGGCGCTCGAGCGTCGCGCGAGACGCCAGGCTACTGAACGGCGAATTCGTCTTGCGCTTGAAGCCGGTCGACTTCAGCGGCGTCTTGCGCTGCAGCGGTGCAGATCGCTTCAAGCTGTCACCTCGTCGCGCCGCTGCTCATGCTCGATCTCCGGCTCGCCGCGCAGCGGCGTCAAGCACTCGTCGCAAATACCAGTGATCTTGTACGAGCGGCCCGCATGCCAAAGCCAGATTGGCTCCTCTATCGTCCAGACCGCCTGCTCGTCGGCGGTCGTAACGCGCACGATGCGGCCGAGCACTTTCTTCTCGATCACCGTGCGCGCGCCGCGGGTCACGATAGCCAGATCACCCGGTTTGCAGTTCATACCGCCTCCATCCGCTCGATCGCGTCCGAGCTCAACACTGGAAATTCGCCCGCGAGGCCGACCAGGTGATGCGCGTGGTACACACGCAGGCCGAGACCGCGCGCCACCACGTGCTCGACGTTCGCTCCACGGGATCGCTCCCAGCCCGGCAGCAGCGCGATACCGTCGCAGTCGACCAGCTGCTTGATGTCAGCTCGCATGCATGAGAGCCAGTCGGCACCCGAATTCGCGTTGATCTCAGCCGGGTTCACAATTCGGAAGCCCAGGCCGCGCAGGCGGGATGCCTCGGCATTGAATGCCGGGAAGTTCAGCTCCGGATACCCGCTCATCGGGCCGGCTAGATAGAGCCTCATGCCGCAACCCTGCCGACGTCGACCATTGCTCGCATCGCAGGAATCACGACGCTGAATGCATCATCGAATGCTGCCCGACGTTGAAGCGTCGCCGCATAGGCAGGCGTTACCTTCCAGTCGGCAGATGACGGAAAGGGCTTGCCGGTAAGGCGATAGGTGAAGCCATCCTTTCGCCGGGCGCCCTGCTTGACGTATCCCAGCTCGACGAGCCTCCTCACCGGCTTCTTGATCGTCTCGATGTTCGCATCGAGCTTGTTCGCGATCGCCGCCATGGAGATCCCCGGATTGTCGCGAAGACATTCGCAGATGCGGCGCGACGTGAAGCCCATCTTTCCTTCAGCCATCAAACCTCCTTGATCGTGATGTCGTATTTCTCCAGCATCTGCTTGCGCTTCTGGATGTACGTACGGTTCTTCCGCGTCGCCACGGACTTCACGTCCTCGACGACCTGCTTGCCCGTCGCGACGTCGAAGTAGACGAAGTCGGCGACATACTTGGATGCCTGCTCCCACGTGCCGTCGTCGCGCTGCTTGCGATCGGTGAGAACAAACGGGACCTGCAGCTGCAAGTTGCGAATGACGCCGGCCGCCTGCAGCTGGATCAGGTGGAACCAGCGCGAGCGCTCCTTCTCGCTGTCGAATTTGATGCCGTTGTGCTCGCACCTCGTGTTGCGGTATTTCGGCGTGCGCTTCGGCTTCGCCATCGAAAGCGGCGCCGGCGCGAATGGGTCGAGCCTGTCGGCGATCTCATCGAAACTGCTGTCGACCTGCGGGTGGTTACCCGTGTCCTCATAGATCCGTCGCTGCGCTGTGGTCATCGTCGGCCGCGCGTCATCGCGCACGCGCGCTGTGCCGACCGTCTTCGTTCCGGCCGGGACGACCAACGGCCAGGGTGTCCGCTTCGTCATGCAGCCTCACGCTGCGCGATCTGGTCGCGCGGAATATCGTTGAGGTACGCGTACAGGTGCTCGCCGCGCTCTTCGCTCTCGCGGCTAACCGCGGCGAGCAGATGCTCCATCCACGGCCCAGGGCCGAGCGTCTTGCAGACCTTCGCCTTGAACTGCTCGAAGTACTGGAACCGCGCTACATCGATGCCCAGCCGTTTGCCCTGGTCGCGCCAGCCAGCCTCGGTTCCCCACCATCCGTCAGCGGCACCGCCAGCCGCGCCCGCAGCGTCGGCAGCCTTCGCCTCCCAGATCCCCGTCCAGCCGCGGAGCACGGACTCGTCGATCGCGTCGACAACGCTCATGCCCCGACCGTGGATCTGCTCGAGCTTTTTCAGCGACACGCGGGCCGCCGGACGCGTCCAAGGGATTCCGCTCTTGCCGGTCGTCTTCGCCTCGCGGTGCTCGCACCATGCGTCCCATGCCTCGAACGGGAGCCAGTCGGGAAGTTCGAGGTTCAGAAGTTCGGCATGCAACGCAACTCGCGGCGCACGCCGCGCGGGTTGATGGTTCTCTGACGGTTCTTTGGTGGTTCCTGATGATTCGGGTGCAAAAGCTTTGCACCCTTTAGCGCTGTGTTTTGCACCCTTTACGTCGTCAGTTGCGCCCTTTGTGTCGTCGTTTGCACCCTTTCCATTCGGTGCAGTTTTTGCGCCCTTTGAACCCGCCGAAATGGGTGCAAGTTCTGCGCCGTTTATCCATTCTTGGCTGATCCGATACTCGCGGCAGTTGCCGCGGCCCCCCTTTGCCTGACCGACGAGAATGAGCCAGCCGGTCTGCTGCATGCGCCGGAGTTGGTACTGAACAGCCCGTGGCGACTGGCGCGTCTTCTTGGCCAGCGTCTCCACGCTCGGATAGATATGCGAGCCGTCGTCATGCGCGTGATCGGCGAGCGCAAGCGCGAGAATCATTTCGCCGCCGCCATCTGGGTAGCGCTCGAATACGGCGTTCATCACCTTGACGCTCACTCTGCGGCCCCTCCGGGGACTTGCGCGTCGAGGCCAAGCACCCACCGCAGCGCAGCAGCCACGTCGCCGGTCGCTGCCGCCAGCGCAGTCTCGACTTGCTTGCGCGAGCGCATGCGTGGAGCTGAATCGCCCTCGACGACAGCACGCTGCGCACGGGAGCGCGCATGGCCCGTCTTGCCTTCACCTGCTTCGACGAGCTCTGCCACCTTCTCGCGCTGCTCACCGGGTTCCAGCTTGGCGAGCTTTCGGGCATGCGTGACATTGATCTGGCCGGCATCCACGGCTTTCTGCACCGCCTCGCAGCAGTCGAGAAGTGCAACCGTCGCCCGCACGGTCTGGACGTTGCAGCCGAACAGGACCGCGACGTCAGCCTCGCTGCGCATCCGCAGCTGGCGCGCCATCTTCGCGGCCGTGGAGAGCGGCGTCTCCTGCTGACGAATTGCGTTCTCGCTGGCGATAGCCGCCGACAACACCGACGCGCGATCGACGCGCGGGATGCGTCGGACAATCCCTGGCACGGTAACGGGCGGTTCCCCGCGATCGACCAGTCGCCGATTCGCTTCTCGGGCTGCCTTCACGCGCTGCCGGCCGGTGACGACCTGAACCTCGCCAGTTTCCGGGTCTTTCGTCACCTCGATCGGCTGGATCACGCCCTGAAACATGATGTTGCGAACCATGTTCTCGTCGACTGGCCAGTGGACGCGCTCGTCGAAGAGCGGGTGCGCCGGATCGGTCACGAGCACCAGTGTGCCCGGATCAAAGTCGAGCACATTGCCCTTCCCTTTCGCGCCGTAGGCGTCGATGGAGTTCTTTGCCATGCGAGGCTCCTCAGTGGCCGCACGGCACAGAGCCGTCGAGAGTTTCACGAGCCCCGCACGACAGGCACATGCGCGGGAACATCGGGTGATGGCTGGCGTCGCGCACGATGCGCTTCATCTCTTCGGCCTGCGCCGGCGCCATCCGCTCGTCGACAACCTGCGCCTGACGGTTCTGTTCGGTATTCATGCTGCTTGCTCCGGTTGCTGGCCGTAGCGGCGCTGCAGGTAGACCTGCCCGCGGCCCGTGACCAGCGTCTTGAAGGTGGGATGCGACTCTTTCTCGGCGTCTATCCAGACGCTCTCGACCATGCGGAAGTAACCGCGGTCGATGTAGTGCTGATACGGCCGGTTGTCGGCCATCAGGAGGTGGTCGGCGCGCAGTTGGCGGAAAAGCCGGTTCTGGCCGATGCCGAGAACGCGCGCCATATCGCCGATGCTGATCGCGTCGGCCGTGTTGCGGACCGCATGCGCGAACTCGACGGCCGGCCTCTGCTGCTCGATCTGCCGGCGCTGCGCGTCAATCTGCTCTTGCTGATCCGCGGCCAGGCGTAGAGCATCCGCGAACGTCTGCGGCACGGCCGGCGACGCGTTCGCTGCATACTGCTCGAGCTCCTGCCAGCGATCGACCAAGCGCGCGGTGAATTCCGGCGACAACTGCGCGACGATTACGTAGCTGTCGCGCTTGCCGATTTGATACTCGACGGCCTTACGACCAAGCCCGTCGAGGTATTCCACCAATGGTGGAAGATCGATGACGCCGCGATCGGCGAGGCGCTCGACCGTCCGCTTGACGCTGTCGTGGCGCGATTCGACCAGATCCGCAATCTCCCGGCTCGACATCGTCTGCACCGCGACTTGCAGGATCGCGCCCATTTACTGGTCCTCCGCCATGCCTTCGATACGGCTGACGAGGCCGAGCAGCACCTGGAAGTGCTTCCACGTGCGCTCTTGGATGCGAACCACTTCGTGCCGCTCGACGCGGTTGTCCTCGAACGTGCGGATGATCTCCTTGCCGATCTCGCCGTTCGTCTCCCATGTTTTCGCCATCAGCTCGACGATCTCGCCGTCCGAGCAGTTCTCCGGCGACGGGATCTTGACCAGCGCGTAACCGCGCTCGCGCGCCCACGTTTCGAGAATCCGGTCGTCGTCCGTCTTCTCCGTCATGTCAACGGCGTTCTTGAGCGTCAGGTGGTGCGTCTCGTTGTTCGTGTTGACCTTGTTGCGCAGAACCTGAGCCGACATCCCGAGACGCGGTGCGAGCGATTCGCAGCCGCCGGGGTAGTCGAGCGCAACCGAATGTGCCGCATCTAGGATGTTCACTAATAGCTCCAATAAAACGTGTTAATTCGCGATGAGGACTACTAAAGTGCAGTCAAAGATGTTCAGGGAGAGAAAAATGAAACGACCGTGCAACCCGGCGGGTGCTGCTCGCGCCATCGCGGCGCCCGCCGTCACTTCTCTGCTGCTGCTTGCGGCGTTGCAGCCGCTTTCAGTGCCTCAAACTGCCGCGTCAGGTTCTGGCGAGCCTGCTGCAGTTCGTCCGGAAACCGAGACCCGCGAACCGCTATCGCACACAGGGCCTCGCGAATCTGCTTCTGCTCAGCCGCGGTGAGCGCCATGTCACGCAGCCTCTGCCGTCGGCACGTAATGCTTGATGAAGCCCTTCATCTGCGTCGGCCGGGCAGGCTGGTCATAGAACGTGCGCGTCGAGAGCGTCTCGTCAGCGCCAGGCGTTCCCAGATCAACGTGAAATGCCTTGGGGTTTTCGGCAGCGATCTGAGCGATCACCTGATCGAGGTTGCCGTCAACGACTGCTCGCTGGAGCATTTTTTGATGGTGCGGAAGATGCATCTGCACTCCTTTTTCAGTGAAATGGTGGGGTCTCTCGCCCGTGGCAGAATCAGGTTTCCACGCCGCGAATCAACCTTCGAACTGAAACCCCATGAAACCGCTTTGGCGCGACCGATACGTACAGGACAACTACGGCCAACCGATTTGCACTCAGCACGCCCTACTCGCACCGCTTCGCGATGCGCTCAGCTCGCTTCGGCGAGTCGAGCATTGGGCTATCAAAGCCTTATTCACGACCGCTCTTTCGATCGTTGCCGCATTCTTCACAGCCCGAGCCACCAAGCAGGAAGATCCGACCCAAGTCCGCGACATAAAGGAACTTCACGCCCGCGTGTCGCTCCTCGAGTCGCGCCTGAAGCTCCTCGAAGTCGAAGCGAGCAAGCCAGTCGGGATCAACGCCAATCACGACCGTGTCGCCGGGGCGCAAAACCAAGCCACGCTGAACGGTCAAGCGAACCAGCAGCCGGCGTCGAAACCATGACAGGAAGCGCTTCATGTCAGACGCTCTCCTTGTTGGCCGGCGCCCCTGCCGGGGGTTGGACATCGTCGGATGCATCCGTGCGAGCCGACGTGTCGACGAGCTCCGGCCAGATGTCTTGCCAGTCGTCGGGGTGGAGGTCGCGACGTGTAACGAGCCCCTTCGATTCCTGCTCGATGGAAACGCAAAGAGCCGGTCGAAAGATCGCGCCAACGCTGAGCGCCTTTCGCATGTAGCCAAGAGTCGTCCCGCAGGCGAAACAAAACCGAGCTTGTTCCTCAAGGGTCATCTGGCGGAGCAGGGATTTGAGCTTGTCCATGATCATAGATTACCCATGGGTAAGCATAAAAGCAATACCCCAAGGTTATTTACTCTGGGGTAAATAGTCGATGGAATGCGCTCATGGACAAATTCGAGCAGAGATGGCGCGCCTTGGTGCGGCTCAAGGATCAACTGGGCCGGGGCGGTGCTGCGCACATTGCGCGCGAAATCGGCAAAGAGCCGAACTACATCTCTCGGGCGCTATACCCTCCGGGAAAGGATGGGAGGAAGCGAATCGGAGAAGATACCGCCGAGCTTCTGGATGCGAAATTTCCTGGCTGGATGTCCGAGCAAGGATGGGGCGGATCCAACGCTACCCCTGGTGATTCGGTGCCTGCTAATTCACGAATCGAACCTCCCAAGGGATGGGGGATGCTTCGCGATGATCAGCGCGCCGCGATCGAACAACTGATTGAGACGATGCTCACCGACAAGGTCGCATTAGCCAATACGGAGCCGCCGCCAGGCGGACTTATCGGAGACTGACCGACGTCATCTCCTCGCGGTCGTCGATATGCTCTGGATAAATCGGCTCCAGTGAAGAATCCCGGAAATAGCATCGGCTCGATAGCATCGGGCGACCGTCTTTGATGCTAATACCAAAATGTGGCCCGTCCAGCAGTTGGACTTCCCACCGGCAGTATCTCTGGGACCAATCCCCCACAACTACTCTCTTGCCCTTCAGACTCGGCGTACGTGAGTAGAGGATCTTCGCCAAGTCCCCCGGCCTGCACCGAAAGCCACACCCCTTTTCTTCGCTCGCACTCATCATCCCTCCCGTTTGATCGGCCGCATCACTGTATGTTTGTACAGTAGTTTGCCAAGGAATTGGGGAGCTTTCAACCACGTGCCCGGCCGAACCGCTCCGGGGTCGTGGTCGACGCATCAAACGCGCGGTCGCCCGTATTGCAACGAGGTTGGCACCATTGGCCATCCTCGTATGAGTACAATAGAATGACTGGCTCCAGCGAACGGTTGCCGGGGTATAATTCTGACCTCTTTGCAGGGAAAATCATATGGATCAAGATCTTATATCCGCCATCCAGAAGGTTGTGGAAGCAGATCAGCGCTTCAGCAAGAGCGTTGCTGAGGGAGTCCATATGGCGGTCGAATCGCTGCGGCAGCGCCAACATACGTTCGAAGAAAAAAAGAAATCCATCCAACAGGAAATCGACCGTGGCTCAAGACTCACCAAGCATAGAATATCTCTATGATTTCGCCTATCTAGATAGGGGGAGAATAGATTTCTACTTCGCCCAACTGTTCGAGGACGGCGTTCTCACACAAACGAAGCGCACGGCCAAAGATTCATCGACCGAAACCACACGAATGGGCGGCTCGGTTAAGATCCTTTCGGGTGACTATTCGGGGGCCGATCTTGTCGAGCGAGGGTTGGAGCGGCTGTTCGATCCGAGTTGGCTTGCACCGATTGAGGTGTTGAACCGCTTGGATGAGTTCCAGTTCGTACATCGCGATCTCGCGACAACTCCTATCGGCGGCCTTTTTCTTGTGCCGGGGGAAATGTCGATCATCGACATACGCATGCTCAAAGAGCTATGGCCAGATATTGGGGAGATGGTTCTCCGTGATGAGATCAATGCGCAAAACCTTGCCCCGAAGCTCAAACAAAGGGCGCTGTCTGAGGGGAAAAAGAGCTATGAGACGGTTGCCAAAGTCCTGAAAAACCTTCCTCACGCGATACAGGCAACGTTCATATCTTCGGGTGAGTTGCTTTGGTCGACCCTTCGCTCTGAAAGTATGCTGATCAACCCGGACGATCTCGCTCTAAAGCATGGCGCGCTTATCCCAGGGGAATGGCATGTGCTGGGAGTACTGGACGCGCAGCCGGGCGAGACGGGTGCTCTGCTGCATGACTGTTCGTCCGCCCTGGATGAGGCAATGGTTCAGATGCTAGCAGCATTGCGGGGATTAATGGGACGGCCGACGGCCGCGTATGGGGTCACGCCTATCGCAATCTTCCGCGCCGTCCGCCCAGCAGTAAATTGAGCACAGCCCCGCCCCTCGGCGGGGCTTTTCATTTCCGCCAGACGCATAGCCCGCCTTGAGCGGGCTTTTTTGCGCCCAGCGTCTTACTCTTACTCCCCCTCGCTCCTCCTACTGTTACAAATTTCCCCCAATAAATTACCCATGGGTATTGCTTATTGATTTACCTATGGGTATATTTAAGTGCGCCGTAGCACACAACGCGCTGCGCCACCGGCCCGGCGGAAGGCGATGCGTCCCCGTGAGGGCTGTGACCACCAACTAGGAGAATGGAATTGAGCGAAGCCCAAGCGACCACCGAGCACCGAGTCAAGACGATCATCCGCGAGCAGCTCTGCATCAGCAATCCCGCGATTGACAACGGCGCTTCGCTCCAGACCGACCTGGGCGCCGACTCCCTCGACATCGTCGAGATGACCATGACGCTCGAAGACGAATTCGGCATCGAGATCCCCGACAGCGAAATGCTTCACCTCACCACCGTTCAGTCGGTCATCGACTATTGCACCGCCAACGCTGGAAAGGTCGTGGCATGAGCGAGCTCATCTGTGCGGCCTTTGCCCTGTCGGTGACGGCGATCGCCGTTCACGTTCATTCGATTCGCCAGGCTTATCGCGATCACTGGAGGCGCTGAAATGATCGAGCAACATCGCATTGCGCAGTATGGGCGTGGCTGGATCGACGCGATGTGCGGCCGACCGCCGCGGTCGCAGAGTCTCTCCTACTCCCTTGGCTATCTCGACGCGAAACGGTGACCTCATGGAGCTCGTGAAAATCTGGATCGGAGCGGCAATCGCTATAGCAATCTTCCTCGCGTATGGATCGGTGGCGGCAGAGCACGAGGAAAAAGTCGAGCACTGCAAGGTGCGTCACTGCGTTTGATCCCGAAAGTTCTCACCTTTTATATTCCGATCCGTAGGATCAGGACTCCTTAAAGGATTGTTCATGGCCCGCTGCCACGTCCGATGCCGCCACTGCAATACGCGCCGCTGCCTCAGGCGTCCAATTGATCAGTATTACCGCGTCCCAGCCTGCGCAGTATGCGGACGCCGCACCTGGCGCGCAGATCGCTGGATGAACCGACGCGATACGACGAAGTGCCGTTGCGACTGCTCTGGTTACTGGTTCCCGCATCGGCGCGGCTCCCTGTTCTGTTGGCACAGGGCGGACGGCACAAGTCGCCACCCCGGTGATGCGGATTTCGCGGACAGGAACTACGACGGCATCGCGGCTTAACCACTCCTTCAGGCGTCGCGCAAGCATTTCGGCCCTCAGATAGCGCGACGAGCTTTGGTGGGCGGCCTGTATGGCGCCCGCTCTTTTTCTAATTTGAGGATGCAATAAACATGAACTATCAGCGCCTTTTCTGGCCCTTCGTCATTTTCTGCATGTCCGTACTGTCCGCCTGCAACGATGCGGATGTTGCGTCACACAACCTGTCACAGGCTGCGGACAACTTCCAAATCAACCGTCGAGTGGTCTTTTACAACGGCATCACCGGCGATTACATGCTGAGCATCGAGGGACTCTGCTCACTCGGAAACACCGACAAAGCACGTGAAGTATCGATCACGTGCAAAACCGGCCCGAATAACTACAAGAAGCATTTTCTCGGCCTGTCGGACAACGTGACGTACTTCGTTGAGCAGGTCGATGGTGCAGACGTGAGTACGTACCGCTACAAGGTGACATTTAAGCCGTCGGTCATCGTGCCTGACGTCTCAGTGAAATAAGGCCGCCACCTGAGGACCAAACCACCATGACCTGCACCCAAGAACGGTTCGAGCGCGACGTCGCTCAGCACGAAATGACGATCCACCGAGACGATGGTGTCGACCGTCACATCACGCTCAAGAAACCCGGCACTAGCTGCTACTGGTTCGAGATTCTGACCTGGCCCGGCGCACTTTGCATCCGCGGTGACTGCGGCACCTATGTGTTCTCGCGGCTGCTGGACATGTTCGAGTTCTTCCGGACAGACGACCGTAGTGATCCGTCGAAGCTCTACATCAACCGTAGCTACTGGTGCGAGAAGCTTCAGGCGGTCGATTGCAACGGGTACGGCAAGGGCGACGCCAAGCGCTTCGATGCAGAGAAGTTTGAAGCGCGAGTCAAAGAGCACGTCGAGAGCTATATGGAAGGCCGCGAGGTGTCAGACGATCGCCGTGCCGCGCTTATGCAGGAAATTCAGGATGACGTGCTCGATTACGTCTGCGATGGGAACAGCTACGAGGCATTCAATCGGCTCAGCGAATTCCGTGCCGAAGACTTCCCACGCCTGTTCGAGGACTGCTGGGAGTGGAACTGCGACGAATACACGTTCCCCTTCATCTGGAACCTCTACGCGATTGCGTGGGCGATCCGCAAGTACGATGCGGCGCGCGCTGCCACGGAGGCAGCATGACCACCGACAATAGCCGCGCTCCAGAGCACGGCTTCACACCGACGCAGATGAAGATTCTGCGGCTGATACGGAAGCACGGATCGATCTATTCCATGTCCGGACTCGCGGGCCTCGTGTTCGATCAGCCGCACAACAAGCCGCGCTCCCCGCAGGGTGCCGCGCTTTCGATTGGGCGCCATGTGCGTCCGCTGATCGATGCTGCCCTTGTCTCTACCTACAACCCCGAAGGGCCGTCCCTGTTCCGCCTCACGGCAGCTGGAAAGCGTGCAGCAGACAGGCTGAATGCAACGGAGCGTTGACATGAACGACCAACAACATAGCCGCGCTGATGCGCTGACGGACTGGACCGATGAAGATAGCGGAGCGATGCTGCGTGCGATTGACGCTATCGAGCGCATCGCGAGCGGCATGACGCAAACGTCGGCCGACCATCTGTTTGCAAAGACCAAACCGCGCAAAATGACTATCACGGACGCCAAAGAACTGGCCTCCGTTCATCTGCCGGGCCTGCGTCGGCTGTTCCACAAGATGGAAGGACTCCACGTCGCCGCATCCCCTGTCGAGCAGCCAGAAAAAAGCCCCGCTCCCGAGGGAGGGAGCGAGGCAAGAGGCCGGTGGATACAAGCGAATTGCCCCACCGGCGACATTATTAAATCCCCATCTCCATCGAACAATAGGGAATTCCCGACTTCAATGTCCGAGAGCGATTGCGAGCATCGGATTGCTCTTGCGCCTTCGCAACCCGCAGCAGCGCCGCTCGACAAGCCGAGCGTCAACGACACCATCACGTTCAGCGGTGACTCGCTCACGCTGTCGGGCGCGCAGTTGCTCGAAGCACTCGACTTCATTGCGCCGGATCGCGATGCCGATCAGCTCGAAAGCGAAGTGACGATTCAGTACGGCGAAGGCCACACCGGCAAGGGGATGTATTGCTGGTGCACCGAATATCCGGAAGAAGGCGCAATCTTCATCGACGGATCGACGGCTGTTCCGGCCGCACCCGCACCGTCGCCGGCGGACGAGCGGGCGGCGTTTGAATGGCCGCTGCTCCCACTTCTGCCCGAGACGGTCATCACGACGGCCGACGGCGAAGCAGTCTTCACTGCGCACCAGATGCAGGGATACGCAAACGCCTATGGCGAAATGGTTCGTGCCCACGCCTCCGCTGCCAACGAGACGGGGGCGGAAGGGGCTGACGCGCTCGCGCACGAAGTATGGTCGGCGGCGCAGCGTGCGCCCGGCGAAGGCATCGAGGATGCAGTGCAGCGGATCGCCGCCATCCTATCCCGCTCGCCCGCTATGGCAGCGGAAGCGGTGGACTGGCGCGAACTGAGCCGCCGCCTGTACGTCGAACTGTTCCACTGCGATCAGCAGATGCGCTCGACTCGCGATGAAGACGGTGAGCCGCACTGGACGCAAAGCGCGGTCGTGCGCGATGTCCTGGCGGATGCGAAGGCTGCGCTTGAAGGGGCTCCCGAGCAGGCGGCGGAAGCGATGGCGATCAGCGACCACGACCTGAGCACGAGCGCGGGTGGCCGCGGCTACATCGCCGAATTCTTCGCGAAGCGCCTGCGCCGGCACGACTTCGGCCGCTACATCCACGAGCGTCTGGCTGCCGACTTCGCTTGCGCGCTGGCGCAATACCTGCGCGATCGCGACGCCGCCCCACAGCCCGCGCAGGCAGACGCTCGGGTCGGGCTGACGGAGCGTCAGCGCATGGACTTGTTGCTCGTCGCTGATGACATGGCTGTCAGCGGGGATGCCAAGCTTGCCGACGCGCTGCGCGCCCTTCTCGCGATACCGCAGCCGGGGCCGCGCGCCGAGGTGACGGACGAAAAGACGACGCACCTCATCAAAACGCTGTCGGACATCGTCCACGATCAGACCGTCGCAATGCAGTCGGCGATTATCGAATGGAAGCATGGGAAAGGCGCCGAAGCCGGCCTGAGTTGGATAGTCAACACGCTGGCTGGCCCAGGCCACCTGCCGGATTTCGACGCGCCGCACGGCAAGCATGCTCAGTTCTGGTTCAACGCGAATCAGGCTAACCCGCTTCCGGCGTGCTTCTGTGGCAATCCGTCGTCGTCGCTCTGGATGGGGAAAGGCTTCTGCTGCGACAAGCACTATCGCGAGGCAAGAGCGAAGTATGACGCCATCGGTCCATGACAATGCCCCGCGCCAAGAAAGTATGAGCGGTACAGCATCAATTGTCGGCCGTGATTTTACGGCCGATTGAAATACTGGTTTGCGATCTCGGGAGCGAGGTTAGCACCCGCTAAACGCCCGGCTTCGAGGGCCTCCGCAACCGTCGAGTAGTCCTTTACCGTCGAGAGATTTCGAACGTAAATCGGTCCTACTACATTTTTCGTTTTGCGATCACGGAACTTCAGGTTGAAGTCAAATCGGCCCGATGGCCGAACGCCCTCGCTTACCGCCCACCCAACAACGACACCGACGTCGACGTCGCCAACCTCTTCCCAATGCCATTGGTTTTCCATATGACCTCCGTGAATGGAAGAAATCCTAGCATGACTGAACGCCCTATCCTTTTCAGCGGCCCAATGGTGCGCGCCATCCTCGAAGGCCGGAAGACGCAGACGCGCCGCATCATCAAACTGCCGCACAACAACCCGCTTGGTGCGTGGGAACCGACGACGGCCGGCGGCGGCTCTGTGAAGTATGCCGGCGGGACGCCTGCGCCGGAACTGGCCGCGATCTGGCACACGCGTACCGGCGACTGCTACGTCTGCCCGCATGGCGACGTCGGCGACCGCCTGTGGGTGCGCGAGACGCACGAAGTGCGCCGCATCGGCACCGAGACTTTCGAAGGTGCGCGCCCGACGCGGCGCTACGCCGGCATCGCCTACCAGGCCGACGACGGCCGCGCCGAAGTCGACATCGACCTCGACACGTTCCAGGCGCTCGACGCCAAGGGATCGCGTGGCTGGACACCGTCCATCCACATGCCGCGCTGGGCGTCGCGCATCACGCTGGAAATCAGGGGTGTGCGCGCCGAGCGCTTGCAGAGTATCAGCGAGGCCGACGCGATCGCCGAAGGCATCGACAGGACCGCTGCAGGATTCTGGAGCACATACGATCAGAGTGACACCAACGGCACATACTCGCCGCGCCTTTCTTACCAGTGCCTATGGGACGGCATCAACGCCGCGCGCGGTCACGGTTGGGATGCAAACCCGTGGGTATGGGTTGTCGAGTTCAGGAAGGTCGAATCATGAGCCTCTACCTCACTACGCTGGAACTCGCAGAGCTGGTCGGCTGCAAACCGCGCAGCCACGCCTGCATGAAGCGCTGGCTCGAGCGCAATCACTGGCCGTTCGCGGTCAACATCGCCGGCGTGCCGCTCGTCGCGCGCGAGTACTACGACGCACGCATGACCGGCACCGCCCCGCCGGCCGCGCACCCGCGCCACTCCCGCGCGGCCGCAGAACAAGAACCGAATTTCGACGCACTCGCAGCATGATCGGACGACGCAAGCGACCGGACGGATTGCCGTTCCGGCTCTACGCCCACTACGGGAAGCACAAGGTCAGCTTCGGCTACAAGCTGCCGAACGGCCGCTGGGCGTTCCGCCTGTCGGCGCCGGCCCACAACAAGGAAGCGCTCGCCGAGATCCGCAAGCAGGCGATCGAGCGCGCGGAGGCGCTCAACGGCAACGCGATCGAACCCGGCACGGTCGAGGCGCTCGTCGCGCGGTACTTCGAATGGCAGGACGGATTGCCGCACACCGACGAGCGCCGCAAGGCACAGTCCACGCTCGACGAGAACCGCGTCGAGGCGAAACGGCTGGTCAAGGTTTTCGGGAAAATGGCGCCGGCGGCCATCAAGCCGAAACACGTGTACGGCTACCTCGACAAACGTGCGCAGCTCGGCGCGCCGGCGAAGGCGAACAAGGAAATCGCCCTCCTGTCCGCGATCCTCGAATACGGCCGGCGACGCGGCGAGCTCGAAACGAACCCGTGTCGCGGCATCGAGTACAACCCGACGCGGCCGCGCCAGCGGTATGTGCGTCAGGACGAGATCGATCTGGCAGTGGAAGTCGCGCGGTCGCGCCGGAGCGTCGGCGATCAACATCCGAGTTCCGCGTACCTCATCCTCGCGCTATGCGTAAAGGCCGCCTACCTGACCGTCAGCCGGCCGACCGAGATGCGCGAGCTGCACCGCCAGAGCATCAGGCCGGAAGGCGTCGAGGTGCCGATTGGAAAGCGCAAGGCCGGCGAGCAGCAGCGCGTGAAGCTCGTGCTCTGGTCGCCGGAGCTGAAGTCGGTGATCGACGAAGCGCTCGCGCTGCAGCGCACGTCGAGCGTCCATGTCTTCGGCAACACGGCCGGCCAGGTGTACACGCGCAGCGGCTGGAACACGAACTGGTCCCGACTGATGGGCTATTGCGAGAAGGAAGCGCAGGAGCGCGGCCTGCCGTTCGAGCGATTCGCGCTGCGCGACATGCGCCCGGCCGCCGTGACTGATCGTCAGGAGGAAGGCGATGATCGGATTATCGACGCGACTGGCCATGCCGATGAACGCATGGTGCGAAAGACATACGATCGACGTCGACAAAGGAAGGTTCGAGCGACGCGCTGACGATTTGATCGATTTACTCGCCGCGGCTGCCGTTTAGGACCCTCGGCGGGCGTCAAATATGCCCCGATCCTCGTATCAGTATGTCGATCGCATGGCAATGCTGACAGAGGACACAGATAAGCACCCGCTCACGAAGCATATGCGCAAGCCAAACAATGAAAAGCGATAGTTATTCAAACGCTTATCGTCAAGCACGTAAACTCTGCCCCGCAGTAGAATTAAGTGCGGCGACCAGAACTTGGGAATCACGGAGATAATTCATAAATTGGATCATTTGCCGCGGATGGACCAATAGAAAAAGCCAACCCATTCACACATCCCCGCATAGACATTGCGCGCATTCTTGACCACGCGCCTCCCGCTGAGGATACTTCCATTTTGTTTGCATCTCCCCGCAGCCGAATGCCCTTGAATCGCATGTTGATTCTGGTAACGGCTATGCCGTTAGGTGGATTCATCTCAACCACCAATGCAATGTCACCCTTGCCGTTTCGAACCGTGATCCTTGAACCCACACACTCAACATCCCAATTCTCAGAATTCAGCATGAACTCGTTGTTATGAATACGCATAACAATTTTTCCGCTGTCGTTCGAGAAAAATCCGGACAGCCGAACTGGTTGACCCGGAGCCTCTGGGGGCGCTACGGAGAGAATTGGAACGTCATTGATAACGATTAAATTTCTACAATCGTAGAAAGTGGCGCTTGCAATTTTTATCTCAATCGGGTCAGACGAAAAATCGAATAGCTCGCTTGCAAATCCTTGCTTTAGACATTCAGGATCTGCATTTGCCTCCGCGACCGTCTGGGCGGAAAGTCGTCCGCGTGCTCGTTTTTGATTGCAATTCGGGCAGAGCAATGTCATGCCATCTGGATCATGCTCGTGAGCGTCTGCGAAGTCTGGTGCAAAGTGTTCGTAATCGTAGAAGGCAAGCCCGCATATGACGCATCCAAAGCCACACCGTTGACGCACTGCGAGTTTCACTTCAGGCGGTACCCTCCGCGACAGACCGAAACGATTTTCGCCAGTCATGCAAGGCCACCCCTAGCAGATAGACAAGGTCAAAGGACGCAAAAAAGCCCGCTCATCGGCGGGCTTTTGCTTCATCATCTTCCAAATTTTGGAATCTCATCTTCCAAAATTTGTAACACCTCAGCTTCATTCTGCTGTAAGTGCTTGAATTTGTTGGGGTGGCTGATGGGACTCGAACCCACGACAACAGGAATCACAATCCTGGACTCTACCAACTGAGCTACAGCCACCACTGATACTGCTTTGCGTCTTCGCTGTTTCGTTTCGTGTTCAGCAGCGAAGAACAAGATTATACGAACACTTTTCCATCTTGCAAAGCATTTTTTTCAAAATTTTCGATAGCGTCGTTCAGATGCGTGCGCGCCTCGTCGAACACGCTCAGATCGCCGCGCGCGAGCTTCTTGTTGTCCGAGAGCACGCGCCGCCAGCCACGTGCGCCCGCGACACCGCGATACAGCCCGAGCGCGTGCCGGACGATCGCGCCGAGATAGGTGCCGCGCTTCAACTCCGCCGCGCAATATTCGATCAGCTTCGCCTCGGCCTCTTCGCGCGTCGGCGCCGGCGCCGTCGATCCGTAGAAGCGCCCATCGACGCCCGCGAGCACGTACGGGTTGTGATACGCCTCGCGGCCGAGCATCACGCCGTCAACGTGCTCGAGATGCTCCGCCACCTCGTCGAGCGTCTTGATCCCGCCGTTGATCACGATCTCCAGCGACGGAAAATCGCGCTTCAGCCGATACGCATAGTCGTACTTGAGCGGCGGGATCTCGCGGTTCTCCTTCGGCGACAGCCCTTTCAGGATCGCATTGCGGGCATGCACGATGAACGTGTCGCAGCCTGCCTGCGCAACCGTGCCGACGAAGTCGCGCACGAACGCGTAGTCCTCCACTGCGTCGACCCCGATCCGGTGCTTGACCGTCACGGGCACCGACACCGCGTCGCGCATCGCCTTCACGCAGTCGGCGACGAGTTGCGGCTCGTTCATCAGGCACGCACCGAATGCGCCGCGCTGCACGCGCTCGGACGGGCACCCGCAATTCAGGTTGATCTCGTCATAGCCCCACTGCTCGCCGAGCTTCGCGGCGCGGGCGAGATCGTCCGGTTCGCTGCCGCCGAGTTGCAGCGCGACCGGCGATTCGTTCGGCGTGAACGCAAGATGCCGCTGCGCGTCGCCGAACAGCAGCGCGCCCGTCGTGATCATTTCCGTATACAGCCACGTGTCGCGCGTCAGCGTGCGATGGAACGAGCGGCAATGACGATCGGTCCAGTCGAGCATGGGCGCCACGGAAACGCGGCGGGGAGGAAGCGTAGACGGTGCGGACATGGAATTCGGGGCAGCAAGCAGCACGAAAGGCAACCCGTGATTTTACCGCAACGCGGGCCGCACGGCCGCGCCGGCCACCGTAACGAGGCTACGCGGCCGCTCCGCCGCCGAGTTCGACGTCCACCGCGCGCCGCGCCTCGTCGAGCACGCGCTCGATCACACGTCGTTCGGTCAGCAGCATCCCGTCGACTTTCACGAGCCGCCAGTCGATCCGCACGACGGCGTCCTGCAGCACGCGGTAGTGCGCGTGCTCGCCGTCCCACACCTGCTCGGTCTTCACCTCGATCTCATAGCCGCGGTACGGCTCGCTGAAATCGCCGAGATCGCTGCCCGTCGGTTCCAT